AAACCTTATGTTTACACTATTTACCCATAATTTTGCTGTCTCATATTCGTTATAAAATCTATTTGAATTATTCAAAGCCTTCATTGCTCTAAGTCGAGCAGAGTTGGCTAATGATATTCGATCAAACAATGTCAAATACATGTTGCTTTCTGGACTAGACATTAGATAAATGCAATTGGATTTTAAAGTTAAAGTGGTCCTCATTTGAGAACCACAGAAAAGGGATCCGTAGATCCCCTAAGTGTGATTGTCAAATAGAAGCCAGTAAGAGGTTATCTTCCTGGAGGTTAAGTTGCTCATCAGTTGGTCTGTTAGTACCAGCTGCTTCTTCAGCTCGCTTGGCAGTACTGATTTTACCAAGGCGGATTGTAGTAATCGAAGTTACCACAATTTCCATACGGCTTAAGTACTTACCTTCTTTATCTTGCCAAGTTGTATAACGCAGTCGGTAGGTTATACCAACTGTGTCGCCTTGGTTGTATTTATCGGCGATACTTTTTCCTACACCGTTGTAAGCAGTGAGAGGAATAGCAGAATCGCCATCACGTGCATCAACTGGAGCAACACGGAATTGTGTTACATCTAGTTGATCATTGGGTTGACGGTAGTTAATTTCGGATACGATTGTACCGATCAAGTTACCGTTGTTAGCAGAAGACATAGCTTTTGTGCAAAGGAGTAGTGCAGCATCCTGTCCCAGGCTGCAATTGGGATAAACAAATAATTTTTAATCGTTAGCAGACGAAATCCTGATAACAATCACTAAGTACTGTTTGTAATTCTTTAACGCCAGTAGGCATCTCTTTCAAAGTAACTACATCTACTTGGCACCACTCATTCCTTTTAAGAACTTCAAAATGAACTTGTGTGGACTGACCGTTGTACCAAGTAACGCGATGAGTTGGAAAGCATTCAGGAGACCAGGAGAGCATGTTACTTCAAAGTTGTGCAGTGCCTATCTCTGCGGGCGGCTTTAATCTTTTGACGGGCTATTGAAACCCAATCACGTTGACGTATATATTTAATAATGCCTTTGATTTCACCAAGTGTTAAGTGACCAGTTGGCTCAGACATTCCTTCAAACCACACTTCATAAGTAGGTTCTTGTCCTGGATTGTTAGCTGCCATTAATCCTGAACCTCTTGGTCCAGTAACAATAGATATCTCACCAATCATTTCATCGATGTAAACCAAGTGATAACCACCTGGAACACATGGATGTTCCTTCCAACCTGTGGTTAGATCCATAAGAATACCTCAATGTGTGCGGTGCTTATCTCCGCTGGAGCTTATAATCGAAGCAAGTTAAATACATAACTTACTCAATAAAACCAACAAAACATTAAAACGTAGTGTTGGTAATAGCTGAGGGAGGCATTACACCTCCCAGACTGTTTAAACAGATTCAGCTTTAAATAGTTCAGCGACTGCTCGCTGTACTCTGGGTCGCGTTGCAAGGTACGCAACACCTGCTAATACAGCAGCAACTGTTGCTTTAACTACCAAGTGTTTTGAATCCATATTGAATTCAGCTGGTGAAACTGCTTGTGCGGTAGCTTCTGCTGCTGCTTCTGCAACAAAAAAAGCGTCTTCTGGATAAATAGTAAACATGTTCAATTAGGTTGAATTGGTTTAAGTGCAGAAGAACTCTGCAGAAATCCATCAGTAGTGATGGATAAGTGCAAAAATCAGTTGTACTTCTTATTTATGCAATACAATCCATGTCCTGCTGGAGATTTAATGACAACCAAATGATGAGTTGGCCTGGATGCGCAACTGTTTACTGCTAAAGTGTTCGATATTTTCTGCACAGGTATAAGAAGTAACATGCCACTTACGATACCTATTCCGATAGCTGCGAAAGAATTTGTTAGTTCGTTCATGATTAATAAAGACAGGGTGAATTGGTGTATGCCACTAAGTGTGGCAATTGCTGAAGGAGGACTTAAACCTCCTTGCTGGTCTGATTACCAGTCAGCTTCTAGCTCAAGCTGATGCTTAAGCCATTTGATCAGATCCTTATTATTGGAGATGATCTTGTTAGCAACCACAATGAAAGGTTGCATGTTATCTGTACCTAAATCCAAAAATGCATCAAATGCATTCAAGAATTCAAGTCGGAATTGTTCCAGCTCACGATCAACCAAAGGTCGGTGTTCACTGGAATCTCTGCGTGCCAGGAGTCTTAAATCCTGGAGCATGTTATACACAGCGGTGGTGGACATAACTGTTGTGCAAAGGAATAAACAGCATCTAAGGCCAGGCTGTAATTGGCCGAAACGAAGCAGACTTAAATACAAAATTAAGTCATTAAATAAATAAAATATTAAGGTGCAAGAAGATTAATTCTTGTTAGAATTGGAAGCAGTTAAGAGAACTGTTTATAAGGTTATTTCTGAGGTATACCCCTAGAAACAATTACCTATCACTGAGTAGTATTAAATACAAAAATAAATTCCTGAATAAATACAAGTCTTATGCAACAAACGACTGCAGTTTAAAACAGGAATAAAGCAAGAAAAAAACAGAAATAAAACAGAAGTTAAGCAGTGATAAAACAAAATATTCAATTTTAATATTCCACAGCTCCTGCCAAAAATTTTTTAACGCGCCACCTTCCATCTGACGCTATAGGTGAGAGTGATTGCGGTGGAAGGGATTACAAGGGAGAGTAAGGGTATGTGGCGTATAAACTAAGGAATGGGGATTATAACAGGGTATATGTAGGATTAGAGGCCCGAAGGCCCCTATTTAGAAAGGAATTTCTGGTGAGTATGGTAACGGTGAGTGCGGTAACGCTGGTCCGAGGCAGAGATGTATGAGTTGGAAGTCTCCATTTTCAAAATCATCTATGTAATAAAAGTAGTCACCATTGATTAATACAATGTCAGCTGCACTGAAGTTAAACATGATTAAAACGCAGCAGGTGAAATACAAATCCTGCTATATCCATCAAATAAATCCATCAATCGCAGCAGGTAGTAACCTATCGCAACCTACTAAACATCTAACACAACACACCTACCCACCCAGAACTTCTTTTTTTGTTTCAGCTCGCTTCCTCTCGCTGTAGTTGTCTGATACCTGCCGGGTTTTTTACCCCAAATAACAGTTTTTTAGGCGCCGATAGGGTTACAAGCATATTTATAGAGCTTAAAATCAATAATATTGAAGAATTACATAAAATGCCTGTATCACCACAAGATTTTGCCCTATGGGCATCGGTTACAGGTAATAATTACCCTGAAACTGCAAGTGAACGCATGGCTTTAGCTCCTCACGTACATAATTTTGTACGTAATTTTGGTAAATCAGGGGCAAATAGGGTTCTAGAACAACCTGGATCAAATGCTATATACAATCAACCGGTTTCTGCTCAACATTTAAATGCAAACAGTGCTTTCGGTTCTCCTGTTACGCCAGATAATAATGTTTCTAAAATCGTAGGTACTTATGATTCAACGCTTACTGGAGAACATAATACTAATCAAGACGCAGAACGCATTGAAGATACATCTAAACAATACGATTTAGTACGTAATATTGGTCGTGCCGCCCTTGGTGCTGGACTTGTTGCAGGTGGAGTTGCTCTTGCTTCTACACCAGAAGGAAGACAAACGGTTCAAAATGCTGCAACAACAGTTAAACAGGGCGCTCAAAATATTAGCAACCGTGTTTCCAGTTTCTTAGGGGGAATAGGGGCAGACCGTGGTATTGATCCAGATACAATACGTAATTCTGGTGATGTAACTCCTCCAACAACAGCACAACGTTATAACCAGGCGGATGTTCCGGTAGCTACACAAGAAATACAAATTGCAAAAAACTCTCCCGTTGGTTCAACAGAACGAGAGCTTTTAAATATTAAACCAGTTACAGAAAGTGAGGTAATTACATCAAGCCAAACATTTGCACCAAGCCAGACAGGAGATATTGTTGCACAACATCAAAGAAGAGAAGCAGCAACACGTCTTGCGAATGTTGCACGCAAATTAAAATCAGGTATGTCGTTTTCTGATATAAAGTACGGTGTAGAAAGCACTGATCCCCCACTGCCAAATTTACCAGGACTTGAACAACAAGGTCTATCAGAACGAATTAGATCTTTATCAAGTGTTGAGTTGCCAGAAACAATACCATCAACTACATCACAACAAACTTCAGCTCTTAACCCATCGTTAACAGATGAAGTAGATTTATTTGTAGCCGGGTTAACAAAAAGTGCGGACCCCTGGACCGGAGAGTACACACCAGCTAGTAAATCTACAGAATCTTTTAATGCTCCTCTTCAAACAATAAAAGGTAAAGTTCCCGACCCCTGGTATGCACGTGGCCCACGTCCAGTACGTAACGCTTCTCCTGAAGAACTAAACGCTGCAAACCTTGTTGCTGAAGTTTATGCTAAAACTGGAGAACGGATTACACCAGAAAATGCACAAGCTGCTCTTCGTGGTGGTGAACTATCATCTGCAGTACAAAAAGCTTTTACCCCAACAGATTATCTTGCAATCGGTTCTCAAACATTTGATCCTGGTCAAGTTCAAACTGGACGCACAATGCAAGTTGGAACAGGTGAAATAAGAGGAGCTACTTCAAAAGATTTTCTTGAGCGGTTTACAGAAGAGAACGTAGCCGGTCTAACAAAACAAGGGCGTCAAAGTGCCTCCCGTGCAACACTTGGCGGTGATTACGTACCTGGAGTAAGCCAAGAAACAGCAGACCCTAATGCAGTAATTTCAACCGCTGGCGGTAGAACCATGCGTAATGTAAGCGCATTAGATAAAGAAGCTCTTGCTGAAGGAAGAATTGAGTATGCAGGTTTTACTGGACAAACAACTGACGTGAATCCTGAGATAGCAGCAGCTACATATAAATCAGCCACTAACCCTCAGAAAGTTCGCATGTTTAATTCTTTACTTAGTCCACAAAGCTCAAGTCAAGTATTGCATTTAAAAACAGAAAGCGGAATAATACCGATGACTACTAATGAATTTAAAAGACGCACTGGCGCACAAGCACATAAAGTGTTTGCAGATGTTGTACAACAACATGCAGCACACCATGGCATTGAGCTGCCTAATCCCGATATCATTACAAACTCTGGTCAGGTTATGGAAAATACAAATCCAGCTTTTATTGATGCTGCCAATAAGCTTATAAATACAAGAGGAATAAGTGAATCAGTATATCCAATGATGGCTGCAAAATTTAATGATGTTCTACAGCAATCAGGCATTAATTTAACTGCAGCCAGTGATCCAGAGTTATCTCATGGAGCATTGAATACTTTAATGGGCGTTGCACGAAACACTTCTACAGCTCAAATAGGACTTGAGAATTTTGGTAAACTTGCCGGACGTTCACGTTCCAGGGGTATTATTAGATCAGACACCAGTCAAGTTCCAGTAGCACTCCCAGGCCCTTCAGCTGAATCAGTTTCACAAGCTATGAAAGGACTTGGCTTAGGTACTAAACTTAACCCATATTAAGCTAGAATAAGGAAAAATTAGAACTAACATGACCTTCCTAGAACCGATTCTTATCCCAGGCTGTTTCATTCTGGCTGGCGCTATCGTTACGTATGCAGTGTCTAAATTTAATAAAATTAAAACCGTTTCTTATCTTCTTAAGTACGGCCCTATAATCAAAAAAACATACGACGTTATAGATCCAATTCTAGATAAAAACCTATCTAGGTGGTACGGATCAGATATTGATAAAGCAATAGGACTAACAATAGAAGCAGTTGCTGATGGTGAACTAACAGATAAAGAAGTTAAGAAACTTTCAATTATTATTGCTGAGCGTTGGTTACCACAAAAAGCTGCTGACAAAGTTCGTCAATATTCCAAATCTTTATATGAAGTACCCCAGATCTTAGCAGCCAAACAAATTACTGAAGTGGTAAACGGATTAACCTCTAAAGCATCTGGACTTGATTATGCGCGTAAACTTCTTTTATTTTAGTAATGAATAAAGATAAAAATTGGATTCAAGGAGCAATTAAACACCCAGGCGCCTTTACAAAAAAAGCTGAAGAACGTGGTATTTCTGTTAAAGAATTAACCGCTAAAGTAACAGCAAATCCAGATGAATATGACAAGACAACAGTTAAGCAAGCTAATTTGGCAAAAACTTTAAGTAAGTTACGTAAACACAAACAATCTAAAAACAAATAATAAAATGCAAGCACCATATAGTCAAGATTATACTGGACCTGCAGATCAAGCCAGACGAGCAGGTAAATCTCCTGATGTAGGGATTTTAGGCCCTAACCCAAAATCTTCATCAGATCCAAATTCATTTAAAAATGATTTTATTGCTAGGTATAAATTAAATCCTGATAGTAAAACTTTTTATTCACAAGGTATTTTTCCCGGTAAGACTGCAAACTTATCGCAACAAAAATACGATGATGCAGATGGTGCTCCTTATTTTGCTAATCCTGATGATCAAACATTAGCCAATGACTTTGTATCTAAATATTCAACAGGAATTTCTAGGGGTTTAATTGAAGAAGATCGTGCAATAACTTCTTCTTCTGTAGATCAATTTAGAACTAAAAAACCAATGGAAGACTTAAGGGATAGTAATGTAGTATCAGGTAAATTCCCAGGTGCAGGGGGAGTAGCAACTACATGAATTACTCAGAACCAATTCGTTTAGCTGGAACAGCATTACAAAATTTTTTCAGTGACCCAAACACTATTAAAGGAATAGGTAAGCGTGTGCTTGCTGAAACCGCTATTAACACCGCTGCTCAACAAGTTGTACCACGTTTAATGGGTAAGCGTCCAGAATATAATATCCCTCAATCTCTTCTTAACACTGGAGTTCAAGCAGCAATAGCAACGCCGTTAGCTGGGGGAATGCAAACACTCGGCGTCCCAGAATGGGCAGCTCAAACCGGTAGTCAGATGGTAGCTTCACCTGCAGCTTATGCAATTACAAATGCAATTATTCCCGAGACACATAATCAAGAACATAGTAATTCTCACGAATTAATGCAGATGCAACAAATGCATGCAGAGTTAGAACAACAAAGATATAACAATGAAATTAATTTGGCATTAGCTAAAAATTATCATGCACCTACTGAAATTGTACATAGAAACCCAAGTGCAGACTTGCAAACTGCTTACAATATCATGACACCTAACGTTTCTTACTAAGGTAATGAATCTTGATCCTAATAAAAATTATTTAACAAACAGTCTTGCAAATATTCAACAGTTTGTAAACTCTGCTGCTGATGAGTTACGTCATATTGTTTATAAAAGTAAATATGGCTATGGATCTGCTTCTGGCCCTGCAGTAAAAAATATAGCTGAATTAAGAACAGCACCAGAAGCTTTTGTAGCTTCTGCAGTTGGTGACGTTCTTACAGACCAGTCTCGCAAAGAGATTTGGAAATATACAAATATTCCAAGGATGGCTGGTGAAATTGGAAAAGCAGTTTCATCTGCTGCTGGAATGGATCCTGTCACAGGAGCGGTTCTTACAATAGGCGCACCCGCCGTTTTACTTGGACTTAGTGGCCGCACAGGACCCCTTTCTCAGGGTATGCGTCCCAAAGGATACAAAGCTGTTGCACCTACTTCAAAAGAAAAAGATCCTACAGGTAGAACTCCACAATCAATACCATTAGAAATAGCTTTACGATACGGCTTAGGACAAACCAGTCAAATCCTTCCTTATCAAGAATTTAAAAAAGAACGTCCAGATGTAGCACCTTCTACATATACTCAATATCGTCGATACGAACATTCAAAACCGGAGCCAGGTAAGTTAATTGGTATTGATCCAGAAGGTCAATCTTTTACTACTATTGGAGGATTGGTTCGCGGTAGTGCAAAAGGGTTGAATGATCCTGAAATTAGACTTAAAGGAATGCCTGTTACTTTAAGTGGAGCTCTTGGTACAGCAGCCGGACTTGGAGCTGCCTCTGCAGCTTATGCGGCCTTACCAATTAAAACTAAATATGCACGTTCTTCTATAGATTTATCTAGATCAGGTCCAACAACAAATCCAATTACAGGACAAGTACAGACTGGCGCTGCACGTACATACTCACCTTCTTCTCTTACAACAGCCGGGATTGCAGCTATTGGTTTAGGAACCGCTGCTGCAGTTGGAGCAGCAACAAAAAAAGTACTTCAAAAAGCAGCAGAAAATAGGATTAAAAAAGATAACCCTGTAGAATATTTAAAGCAAAGGCACGGTTCTCTTGAGCAAGCAAGCAGTGCTCTAGGTTTGCCACAAGCTCAAAGTTGGCAACAACTTATTCCCTACGTAAAATAAATCATGGCTTACGGTTTTAATTTAGGTACAAGCGGAAGTTTTAACACTGAAAATAATTTAGACCCTAACAAGTCTTTTTATGGTGATTATAACGAAACACGCGGATCTATGAGTCCAAATGATCAGGATGTAATTAATAATTGGACTATTCCTAAGTACGAAAGAAGTGATTACGAACAGGAACCTATAGATTGGAATAAATTTGGAGTAGCTGAACCTAAAAAACGTTTTGCTGGGGAAATCTGGGATTCATTGAATAAAGAACAAAACAGAAATCGTTACAGTAATCAGTTAAATGCGCCAAGAGGGGTTTACGGTGGCCAACCTTCTACAGGTGGCTCTGGACAAATCTTAGAAAACCTCGGTGTTGTTTACCCGCAAACACACAGCCCTGTTGTTATACAAGGACAACAAGGTAGCCCAGGAGTTGGTGGTGATATTGGTTCTTTAGCTGGTATGGGGCTTGGTTTTGCGCTAGGCGGTGCCGGTGGTGCTGTATTAGGAGAAAAGATTGGCGGAAAAGTTGGCAATGTTGCTGGCAGCTTCTTTTGATAATATTCTTAATAGTTTAGAAATTACCTAATTTAAAATAGTAATCAAAAGGATTTAGATTATGTTGCCACTAATACTCGGTAGCGCCGGACTCGGTGCTCTTGTCGGCGGTGTTCAAGGTTATCAAAGAAGTGGCGGTGACTTAGGACGCACACTTGCAAGCGCAGCCACTGGAGGCCTACTAGGTGGTGCTACAGGAGGCTTAGGTGGTCTTGCTGGTGGCGCGGTTACTCGTTTTGCTGGACAGAAGTTAGCAATGCCCCTCGTTCCTGGAGGTATTGGACAATCTTTAGTTAGTAAAGGAGTATCCCCTGAGTTGTTAGCGCAGGCACCTGGCTTTTTAGGTGGCGCAACTAACATTGGCACACAACTTGCTGCAGGTAGTTTACTTGCTCCACTTGCTGGCTCAATCGGACAACTTGGAACACAGGGTGCCGGTGCTGTTACTGCAGGTGTACGCGGAATGCAACCTGTCCCAGGTATGCCTAATGTTGCAGCATTACCACAAGGACTACAAGATAAAAACCGACCAATGGATTTATATGACGCTTTTTACGGAACGGGGTTAACTGCAAGAACTGTCGAGGAACTGGCGCAAGATGTTCAAATGAAAGGTTTGCAAAAACAATTTAATACTATGTATCCTCAACTAAGTCAGGCCAAAAAAGACGAAATGCAACGTCAATTAGCTGCAGCACAAATTCGCCAAAATATTTCTACTGCCGCTAACATGATAGAACGTGGTCAACAAACTGCACAAACCATAGGAATCAATGCTGCAAATACACTTGGTAATGCATTAGCTTCTCAATATCAATATCAGTAATCATGGCTAATACACCATTTGATTTTTTAAATACACCTACAAGGTTTGCTTCCTTAGGGTTGAATTTTAAAACCGGTAGACGGGACGATCCGGCTCAGTCATATTACACGGGTATTAAATCTTCTGAAGCCGTACCTGGATTTTCAACTGATAAAACAGATTACCAATCTCTTTTGTCAGAGTTTGTTCCGGCAGGTTACCAGGCGCCAACGTTTGGTGCCGCAACAGGACAACAAGTTAATCCAACGGTTAATGCAGTACCTGACTTATCTCCAGCCCAGATGGCAGCTATTCAATATCAACAAATTATGGGTCCTTACAATAGGGCCGAAAGAAACGAGGCAGCAGCTTTTCAAAGTGATTTAACGCAACAGCAGTTAGAAAGAACCTATCCTTTTTTAAGTGCTGCTGCTAATGAAGCAACACAACGTGCTTTAAGTGCCAGTAAAGAATGGGCTGCTTATAAACAAGGCTTACCTACTACAGCACAGGATATTATGACAGCCAAACAGAATCAACTTACCAGTGCGGCGCAAGCTAAGTACCTTGAGGATTTAGGAATAGCATCACTTAATACATCAGCGAAACAACAAGCAAAACTTGGTTATACTGGAAAGAGCTTTTCAAGTTAATTGAACAGCTTTTTATTAAACTAGTTTTTTAATAAAAATTTAATCATGGGATCTTCAAACCAACAATCAAAATCGCCAACAGTTATTTACTCGCCGCCGCCTCCTCCTCCAACAACCACTGATGTACCCTCACAGTCTTATGAGACTCAAGTACGGTTGGATGAGATTGCCAATGCACAAGCACGTTCAAATGCAGAGTTTGGTGCAGAAATAGATCGCAGTCAAAACGAATTCTTTACTAATCAAGATATTAGGAGAGAACAGTCCTCTGCTGGCGAACAGCGGATGACAATAGGAAAGCAAGGTGAAGAAGAACGTGCAACAGTAGGTGCAAAAGGTGAGCAAGAACGTTTAGGAATTGAAACCTCAGGCGCTCAACAACGTCTAGGAATTCAAGAATCAGGTAAAGAAGAACGTTCAACACAAAAGGAACGTTATGCTGGTGAGCAGGTTTTAATAGGTGCTAGAGGAACACAAGAACGTTTAGGAATTGAAACCTCAGGCGCTCAACAACGTCTAGGAATTCAAGAATCAGGTTCTCAACAACGTCTAGGTATTCAAGAAACTGGTAAAGAAGAACGTTCAACACAAAAGGAACGTTATGCTGGCGAAGAATCACTAACTAAAGTTAGGGGAATAGAAGAACGTTCTGGAATTAGAGAAACCGGTTCTGAAACACGTTCTACCGTTCAAACCAGCGGCCTAGAACAACGTTTAGGAATTAAAACTTCAGGAGAAGAAGAAAGAGAAACAATTGGTAAATCAGCAACGGAACAACGAGCTTCTGATTTACAGAAAGAAATGTATAGGCGTTACGCAGAAAATAGAGATTATGAACAAGCTCAAAATCAGTATCGAACATGATTACTTGGATTAAAGAGTTAACAGAAAAGGAAAGAGAATCTTTTCATGCGTTTTGCAAAAAAACGCTATCACCGATACAAATGTATCTTTATGCAAGGTTTCTAGGTTTTACTGGAAGCATAGTTGAGTGTAATGAATGGGCGCAAGAAATACATTCAAAGAGAAATTTTAATGCCATATTAGAAGAAGAAATTGAGTTAATGCAGTTAGACATTTCAAAGTTACGTGATGCAATTGATCTTGGAATGGTTAAACAAGATATGGGGACAGCAAGGATTGCTATGTTGCAAAAAGAATTACGCGGTTCAATAAAACAATTAAATGATGAGAAAGTTTTAACAGATAAACAAGGGTTGATTCTTGCCGGTGCAGATCGCGCTTTACGGGAAATGCTATCAATCTTCCGTGACGACCCTATTGAAGGACCGCTTCAAGAAGCGTCCATGGGGGTATGGACAAAAATATTGGCAGAAGAATCTTAAAGTTTAGTGCCTTAAGCTGATGGCATGGCAGGCACATCACTTTATTCCGTTTACCGAAGGACCGCACGTGCTGCAGCAAAACAACAGATAGTAAAAAAAAGTTCCAACATTGACATTGAGCTGGCAAGAAAAGATTTTGCTTATTTTTGCACAGTAGTTGGAGACAAACCACCAGCGACACACCACCTTCTTTGGCACCAGCACTTATGTACTGGAAATAGCTCAGAATGTTTAATTAATATTGCTGGCCCAAATGTAGATATACTAGGTCCTAGGGGTAGCGCAAAAAGTACAATTTTAGGTTTATTTACAGCATGGACAATTGGTGTACATGCTTTAAACAAGAAGCCATTAAAAATTCTTTACATTTCTTATACTGTTGATGTAGCCAGGCCAAAAAGTGCTGCTATTAAAAGAATCATAGAAGAAAGTAAAACATATAAAGAAGTATTCCCAATGGTAAAAATTGCCAAAGGAATTAATAGTAACGAATACTGGAGTATTGATTGGAAGTTTGCTGGCATCAGATCTACCGGTGAAGAAGAATTTACTCTTTGCTGCGCTGGCCTAAAAGGTGCCGTTACATCAAAACGTAGCCATCTATGTATAATAGATGACCCGATTAAGAGCTCTGACGACATTAAGAACAGAGATATACGAGTAGCAATGGAAGATAACTGGAACTCAGTTATTACTCCTACAATGTTTGAAGGTGGGCGTGCAATTTGCCTTGGTACTAGGTTCCGTCATGACGATGTTCATGCCAGTACTTTTACACCTGGTAATGATTGGGTTCAAATTGTTCAATCCGCAATAACGGTAGATGATCAAGGAGAAGAGGTTTCTTATTGGCCAGAGATGTGGTCACTTGAGTATTTGCAAGATCGTCGTCGTCAGGCTCCTATAAGTTTTAGTTTTCAGTATCAAAACCAAATTGTACAAACAAGTGAACTATCTGTATCTCCAGATTTAATTGTTAAGGGTCAAATTTCCACTCAGTTTGATGCGTTAGGTATTGGCGTTGATTTGTCTGCTGGAATAAAAGAACGAAATGACTATACTGTTTTTGTTATGGGTGGAAGAGTTGGTGACAAAATTCATATTATTGATTGCAAACGAATCAGGATTATGGGTAACTTAGAAAAATTAGAAGCATTAATGGAAATGATGTATGAGTGGGGAGTTGTTCACAAAGATGGGAAAGATTATCATCCGACTGGAAACACTATTGATGTATGGTCTGAAGCTGTAGCTTATCAAGCATCTTTAGAAGCTGATTTCAGAAGAATCTGTCAAGGTGATCATGGACTTTACAATATTAATTGGCATCCTGTCAAAGGATTTCGCGGAGACAAAGTAGCACGTTTTAGGGGAATCATGGGTTTATTTGAACAACGTAAGCTAATCTTTAACAGGTACCGTAAATTTATGGCCTTAACCGATGAGATCGTAAATTTTGGTGTCAGTTCCCACGATGATTGTGTTGATGCTTTAATTTGGCTTTGTAATGGTTTAATGACCAGAGGAAAACTAGAGCTAGAGTATTGACGCAACTTAAACTTATACAAACACTCAAAAATGTCTACCGGCTATTACGTCATCGAGCTTGAACAGGACGCTTACGGCTCCGCCCTGCTCCCACTTCCCGACGAACTTTGTCACGACATGTCCCTCATCCCTGGGGAACAATTTGATGTCGAGGTAGAGGACGATGTGATTACATTCAAAAGATTGCATGCTGGTTACAAAATTGAGGCATAATAGAAAAACAGGTATTTTTCAAAAATGAGCGATAGCAAGTCAGCGTTAGATTCTATCCTCAAATCCGTTGTCAGTCGAGACGGAGGTGGCTCTGCGGACACCATGCTGGTGAATGCACACCTTGCCCAAATGAAAATGTTTGGGATTCGTCAAGGCGTGGAATTTTATCCTGACCAGGATAATTTCGGTACACAGCGATTTGATTTTGTTCAACAAGTAATTCGGTTTAATAAACTTGATGCAAGGTTGGATTCCATTTGGGATCGGTTTCTTGCATTTGGAAAAGGTTTATTTTATATAAGGCCTACAAAAAAAACTTATCGTTTATATTGGTTTGATAAAGATGCTTACCGTTCATATTATAGTTCCGACGGCGAACTAGAAGAAGTAATAATTATCTATCCTTATAAAGTAAAATCAAATCGTGGTTTTTCTGGAGTAGGTTTATCAACAGATAAACGCTACATGAGATTAAGAATTACAGCGACTGAAATTGAAGAGTATCATAGCGAGCAAGAATTAAATTTTGATTCAACATTAGAGTTTGCAACGTTAGGAAAGAAGACAGTTATAAACACAATGCAATTCATTCCTTGTGTTGAAGTTTTCAATAATCCAGATGCTTTTGGGACAGAGGGTAGTGGTGAATTTGAGTGGCTAAGCAATCAAATTATTGCCCACGATGAGATGGTAAAAAATATTAGGGCTAATCTTTCTTTCTTTGGGAACCCAACTTTACTTTCTTCCCGTCCTAAGCAAGATATTATTGAGCAAAAAGATGGAGATGTTTCTCAAAGACCAAGTATTGCAAGCCAGTCTGGGTTCCAATCTGACTTTCCGCTTTCAAGTTCTACTTATCGCCAAGATAATGTAACCAGACAAGCCCCTGGATATATTGGAAGACCAGGTACTGGAATGAGGGTGCCGCGTGTTATTGCAAACCTTGAGCCTACGGACCGCGTTGGTTTTATTACCCCCAATGCAATAAGCACCGATCAAGCAAGATACGCAGAACAGTTACGCTCCGAGATACGTTTAGCCCTTGGAGGGATTGATGACTTAAGTATTACAAATGTAACTGCAACTGAAATTAAATCAGCTTACGGTCGCGTAAGTGCTACAGCTAAGAAAAAATGTTTGCAAATTTATACATACGGAATTTGTAGATGTTTTGAG